ACATATTATCGTAGATCCAAAGTCTATAAACAACGATGTCGACTTGGTGGAAGAGTTTTTAAAAGCTAAGAGGCAGTTTTGGAACGATCGACATGACATTAGAGTGCTAAATATTGAAGTTGAGATGTATGCACAAGATATTAACGAACCACACGCTAGTAGTGGAGTATATTCTATCAAGGATGATAAATGGTTAGAAAAACCTAATAAGTTTAGAAAGGAGTTTGACAAAACTAATGTTTCTAGAAAAGTAAAATATTTTAAGAGGCTAATTGACATGGAAATAGAAGAAGCCAAGATGAATAGAAATATTAAGGGACTAGAAAAACTCATAAAAAAAATTCGTGATATGCGTTCGGCCGGACTCGAAAAAAGTGGCGAGATGGCCGATGAGAATATTATTTACAAGGTACTGCGTGGTGAAGGAGATATACAAAAACTTTATGACATGAAAGATAATATTTTTGATGTCGACTTAAGTCTGTGATTAATATTGATTTATATTCCTTCGATATCATATCCTTTAAGGTCTAAAATATTATATATAAAATCCAAATTTGAATTAGCGATATCTCCCTCAGCTGGACTAGTAAAGTCATAATTACCATGGGAGCTTTTTGCAGAGTTTAAAGCAGATTGTAAAAAGGTTTCGTGCTCTCTTTTAATACCTCGTGCTGAATTACTGTGTGTAGGTATACCTGCGTTATGCGGATCTAAAAATCGTCTAATTGAATCCATGGAGTTAGGTTCAATGAGAATATTCTCATCGACGTCTAAAGTAAATTGTCCTGTATGATTATCTCGGCCTAGGTCTCCAACTTCAATTACTTTAGAGTCAATCAATGATTTAAATGCATCCAGCTCTTCATTAGTTGCAATTACAAAGCATTTAACTATCGGATAGCCATCTTCATCGACCGTCATATTAATTCCAGTAATCATACCCGGTACACTGTACAATTCATCAGCTACGTATTCTATAATTTTTTCATCATCATATTCTGAATATACTTCATCGTCTATATTATAGTTGTAGTCGTATCCCAAAGTAATTTCATAAAGCCCTAATCCGTCTGTGATATTAGTATTTCGGGAATTAAAATTACTAGTCATAGAGTAGTCCTCAGAATCAAATTCAACACGTACAGGTCCGATATTAGAATCTGGGTTAAATATTTTGTTTTGTGCACCTATGTGGGTTACAGGGTCACTATCTCGTCGCGACCATTGACGGTAATATCTTCCTGTTTCAAACCTATGAATATATTCTTTTGCCGAAACATAATCAGAATAAGTAACCGGTCCTATACCTGCCTCATCGACTTGATCAAACAAGGTTTCAAACAACACGTCTAGTTGATTTTTTTCGCTAGGATTAGGTGCTGTCTTGGTTCTATAACTATAAATATACTCTCTTAATTTTGGATGTTTCTGAACCAACTGATCTCCTAAAAAGGCAATATATCTGTCTTTAAACCTTTCAATTTCACGTCCTTTCATTCCTCCAGGAATAGTATCTGCAGTTATACCAGTAGCTAAAGTATTGTATTGATTTAACATTGCAGTTCTCTGTGGGCTGCTATGATACATAGTTTGAGGATTATTGTCTATATCATCTCTAAAAGCTTTAAGCTTTGCTAACATTTTATGGTTATTACTATCGCTCAACCAGTTTTTAATGTTATTAAAAATTTCACGTGGCATTGTTGTTTGATCGATATTAGTTCCTGCAACAAAGTCAGCCTTTGCAAAGTCTTCGATTGCTTCTCTAATTAATTTTCTAACGGTTTTTCTAGTTATTTTCATTTTTTTCTCTTTCTGTGTTTTTGAATTTGTTTCCATTGGGCTGAGTCGACTGATCTAGCTTTCCCACCTTTTAAAACACTATTAACTCTTGCCATTGCCCATGAATGCGGGTTTTGACCTGATCTAGAACCTGATGAGTAATAAGCACCCATACCTTTTCTATATATTGCTTTAAGTGCACCAACAGGTGCATTTCTGTCTTTTGCTTTCTTTTTTAACGCTTTATCAACTTTACTAGATATCTTTCTAGGTTTAGTCTTTTTCTTCTTTCTCTTTTTTTCTTCTAATTCTTTAACTGCTTCTCTTATTAGAGATTCTAACTGTTCTTTGTTGAGGGTTATAGATTCATTCTTATAATTGTGTTTTGAAGTCTTTTTTGATTTAAATTGAGATTTTTCAAATCTATCTCTGGCATCCATTGCAGCTTTATCATCAGCCTTTCCAGGTGTTTTCTTAGCTTTATTGAATCTTTTAATTAGTTTTTTTAATTGTTCTTGATCTTCAGCTGATCGATTTGCCTTATACCCAGGTGTAAGTTTAGCTTCGTTTTTATTTTTTTTACTAGCAATATCTTTTAAGACATCATCAGGTAGGAAGTCCATTTTAGTAACCTTAGGATTATCATCAGCACCTTTTTGAACACTTCTCATACCATTAGGCTTCTTTTTACTCTTTTTCTTTCCTTCGCTAATATTTTTTTGTAAATTATCTAAAACTAGCTTTATTAATTTATTGTCATCCATTATTAATTGTACCTTATCTTTAATAATAACTATAATTTTATTAACTAAGTCCATTATAAGTATAAAATATATATATAAATTACAGGAAATAATACATGTCAATATTTAAAAATCACAAAACAGTTGCCGATCGATCGGCATCTGATAGAAGAAGACACAAAGAAAAAATTGAAAAGGCTATCAAAGAAGGAATTCATGACATTGTTGCTGAAGAAAGCATAATAGGACAAAATGGAAAAAAGAAAATAAAAATTCCTGTAAGAGGAATTAAAGAATATCAGTTTATCTACGGTGTAGGCAATGGTACAAAAGGTGTAGGATCGGCTCAGGGTCAAGATATTCAAAAAGGACAAGTTGTTAGACAACCTAATCAAAAAGGGCAAACAGGATCAGGAAAACCAGACAAACCAGGTAATGATGCAGGTGAAGATTATTACGATGTAGAAGTTTCACTAGATGAATTAGCAAAATATCTTTTTGATGATTTAAATCTTCCTGATCTGGCTAAAAAACAAAGCAATACAATAGAGACTGACAGAATCAAAAGAAAAGGATATAGGCCAAAAGGTATAAGAGCTAGACTGTCTAAAAAAGAGACACTTAAAAATAAGATTAGAAGACGAAGTCAGGCAGTTAAAAATGGTACCTACGATCCTGAAAGTGATGAGAGGTTTCCATTTCATCAAGATGATTTAAAGTACAAATACATCGATACACAAAAAAGACCGGTGACAAATGCAGTTATTTTTATGATAATGGATGTATCCGGATCGATGGGAAAAACTAAAAAGTTTTTAGCCAGATCATTCTTTTTCTTATTATATCAGTTTATTAGATACAAATATCAGAACGTTGATTTAGTTTTTATATCCCATACAACAGAAGCAAAAGAAGTTAACGAAGATGATTTCTTTAAAAAAGCTTCTTCCGGAGGAACATATATTTCATCAGGATTATCGTTGGCAGAAGAGGTTATAATAGAAAGATATAACCCAAGCAGTTGGAATCTTTATACTTTTCATTGTTCAGATGGTGAAAACTGGTCAGATGACAATGATAAAGCTTTAGAAAAAATGAGTACTTTAATTAAGCTAAGTCAGCTATCCGGATATATTCAAATTACTCCCGGTCAAGAAAGTATGTGGGGACAAGAAATGGCAGAAGTATTTGGTCCACTTGTTTCTGATAAATTTAAAGTCTGTAAAATTAAAGAAAAACAAGATATTTGGCCTCAGTTTGCCAAATTATTTGGAGGTAAATATGAGCTCTAACAACGATTGGTCTGTTGAACAGCTAAAAGAATGGGATAATAAGATTTGTGAAATTGCCAGTGGTTATGGTCTAGACTGGCATGAGATTACTTATGAGATATGTGATTACTACGAAATGATTGGTCATATGTCATACCATGGTATGCCTAGTCACTACAATCATTGGTCGTATGGAAAGTCTTTTGAAAGAACTCACTTCATGTATAATCAAGGGCAAAGCGGTTTACCTTATGAGTTGATCATAAATTCTAACCCATCAATTGCTTATTTAATGATGCAAAATCCTTTATATCTGCAGGTTTTGATTATGGCACATTGTGTAGGTCATAGTAGCTTTTTTAAACATAATAGAATGTTTAAAGATACTGATCCGGATCATATTGTCTCGAGAATGAGAAACGCAAAAAAAAGAATTCAAGGATACATAGAAAACCCACTTATTGGTCAAAATAAAGTTGAGAATTTTTTAGACAGCCTTCACGCGATTAAATATCAGACTAATAGATACAATTCTCCTAGAAAGTCTAGAAGTGAAATAAAAACAAATGAAATTAAGAAGTTTAATCATTACAAAAAGAAAGGAATTATTTTAGACTTTGATAATTTATCAAAGCAAAGGCTTTTAAAACCCGATCATGACATCTTATCTTTTTTTGGCGAATACTATCCAGATTATTATTCAGATTGGCAGTTAGATCTTATTGAGATCGTTAAAAATGAAAGTTGGTATTTTATGCCGCAAATCCAAACAAAAATATTAAATGAGGGGTGGGCATCTTTTTGGCATTATAAAATACTTCATGATTTAAATCTTCCTGATGAAATGCATTTACCTTTTCTAAAAATGCACAATGCAGTTGTTAGGCCTCACCTAGGAGGTGTTAATCCTTATCACTTAGGATTTTATATTTTTCAAAAAGTTGAGAGAGAACAAGGATTAGAAGCTTGCTTTGACGTAATGAAAACACACGATGACGTTTCAGCAATTAGACTTCTTTTAGACGAGGACGACTTAAGAGAATTAAATTTCTTTGCCTATGAAAATCAAAAAGACGGAAGTGCAGTTGTATCTGAAGTTGTTGATCATGATGACTGGAAAACAGTAAGAAATCAATTGATTAAAAATACGGGTATTAATATGATTCCTCATATTTACATTGATAGAGTTGAAAATGACAATACATTAGTGCTCAAACATGAGCATGATGGCCGAGACTTAGACTTAGATTATGCAGATAAAGTCATGGACCACATTAGGGAAATATGGCCTCATGAAGTTAAGCTTTATACAGTAATTGAAGAAGAAGTATGGGAATTTTAGTTTACATTTCCAAAAAAAAGAATTAAATTATTAATATATCACAAGGGAGCATAATAATGGCACGCGCAAAAGCAAATAAAAAAGACTTTCTTGATTTGATCACAAATCAAAGAGAATCTAAAAAAAGAGATAAATTTGAAGGAACTTTTCTTGATTATTTAGAAAAAGTAAGAACAGATCCGGAAATGATTAAACTGGCACATAGAAGACTTTATGAAACAATTAAAGATCAGGGTGTCAATACATTAGACGTCGGCAGTGAAGGATACAGAGATATTTTTAATGGCGACAAGATTAGAAAATATGATTATTTTGAAAAAGAATTTTTTGGGATGGAGTCAGTTATCAATAAATTGATGAGATTCTTGAAGTCGGCTGCTTTCAAGGGTGAAGAAAGTCGACAGGTTCTTCTTTTAATGGGCCCAGTAGGTGCAGGTAAGTCTGCATTAATCGATTCAGTTAAGCGTGCTTTAGAAGGTGCAGATAACTATTTTTACCTAGAGGGTTGCCCAGTAAGAGAAGAGCCTCTTCATCTCTTACCACGTGGTCTAAGAAAAGATTTTGAAGATATCTTAGGCGTGCATATTGAAGGTGATTTATGTCCTGTATGTCGTCACAGACTAATTCACGAATTTGATGGTAAATATGAGAATTTTCCAGTTAAGGAGACGGGTTATTCGCAGCGAGGTCGTAGAGGTATTGCAGTAGTTCCACCTATGGATGCAAACTCACAGGATGTCTCTGTGCTGATCGGAACTGAAGATATTAGTAAACTAGATCTTTATCCAGAAGATGATCCACGTGTACTCTCTCTTAACGGTGCGTTTAACGTAGGTAACAGGGGTATTGTTGAATTTGTTGAAGTATTTAAAAATGAAATTGAATTTTTACATACAATGCTGACAGCGACACAAGAGAAACGTGTGCCTACTCCAGGTAAAAACGATATGCTTTATTTTGATGGTGTGATATTATCCCATTGTAATGAGTCAGAGTGGAACAGATTTAAATCTGAACACACTAACGAGGCTATTTTGGACAGGGTGTTAAAAATTGAAGTACCGTATGTGCTCGAACTAAATCAGGAACAAAAGATTTATGAAAAAATTCTAGGAAAGTCTGATTTTAGAGGTGCACACATTGCACCACATACTTTAAAAGTAGCATCAATGTTTTCAGTGATGTCTAGATTACAAAATTCAAATAAGTGCGATTTGTTGACTAAAATGAAGATTTATAATGGTGAAGCTATTATTGAAAAAGGTCGCGTTAAAAAAGTAGATATTCGTGATCTTAAAGATGAAGCTAAACACGAAGGCATGGAAGGTATCTCTACCCGATTTATTATGAAAGCTTTAGATGCAGCTTTATCTGATTCAGAAAGTGGTATGATTACACCAATTAATGTTGTTGATTCACTCGTTAAACAAGTTAAAGAGCAGATTATCGATGAAGATGCCAAAACTCGATACTTAGAAATCTTGCAAAAAATTATTCGCGAAGAATACTTAAGAATTCTAGAAACAGAAATTGCAAAAGCATTTATTACTGCATATGAAGAACAAGCACAGTCTTTATTTGATTCTTACCTAGACAATGCTGAATGTTTTACTACTAAATCAAAAGTAAAAAATAAAATTACACGTGAAGAATCAGAGCCTGACGAAAAATTCATGAGAACTATTGAAGAGATGATTGGTGTTGTAGGTTCGGCAAGAGATGGATTTAGAAACGATGTAACTGCTTATATGTTTTCTAGATTAAGAAAGGGCGAGACAGTTGATTATAAGTCTTATGGTCCCCTCAAAGAAGCAATCGAACAATATCTTATTTCATCTGTTAAAGATATTGCACGCATTGTTACAAGATCTAAGTCTAGAGATGACGACCAAAAGAAAAAATATGTCGACATGATAGAAACGTTGATTCACGAATATGGATATAATGAAGCATCTGCAGAGGAAATTTTAACGTATGCGTCAAATAACTTGTGGCGAGACTCATAAGAGAGAGGTTTTTGATAAAAGCTATGTTAAAAAATTCTTAGAAAAAGATAAACATAGCTTTTATCAGTTTGTATCTAAGAGCGTATTATATGAAAATAAAGTAATGATTAAGTCACCGGCACTAAATTACTTAAACATACAGTACGATGATGATAAAAGCAACTCTTTTAAAAACATGATATTGAAAGAATATTATGAATGTGAAAAAATGTATCCTTATTTAGGAGATTATTTCCTATTAGACTTTTTTGGGTACAAGGTCAACAAAAAAGGATCTATAAAAAGATTTAACAAGAAAAATCAAAAATCATTTTTAAACACAATAAGTAATGACAATGTTAAACAATTTGCAGATTGGTTTTTTAAAAACACCAATCTTAATAGAAGGATGATAATTAGCTATACAAATGATCAAAAAAACATTTGCGTTGAATACGAAAATGATTTTGCTTTTAAAATTGATTATGATTATGATTTTATTAATTGCTTATCAGATAAAACTTATAGAAACTACAATTATATAATCATTGATGGATATATAGAGACTATTGGTGAAATACATCACATGTTGCATGAAGCATCAAATAACAAAGAAGCATATGTTATCTTTTGCTACGGTATGTCAGAAGAAGTAAAACAAAACATTATAGTTAATAATAGAAAAGGAATAACAAGATTGATACCTGTGTCAATGAATGCTAATGATGAAAATACATTAAACATACTTAATGACGTCGCTGCAATTCATGATGGAGATGTTATTTCCAGCAATTTAGGACAAACAATCTCTCAAGAAGTTAGAAAAAAACTTAAAAAAGGTAAAAAAATAACATTTTTAAAAGACGTTGTTTACATCGATGCTGTAGCTGATCAAAGCAAAATAGAAAAACATAAAATATTTTTGTTAAATAGATTAACTGATGCTAGCGCGAAAATAGACGTAAACATAAAACCTCTAGAAAAAAGAGTTTCTAATTTTTCTGCTAAAAGATTGAATATTTATATACCTTTGTCATTAAAAACAAACAATGAATTTCAAAGAGAGTTTGATTATTTTATTAGATTTTCTAAATTTCTTGATAAAAAGTTTGATCTAATAGACTTAGGGTTTAAAAAAAGATATATGGTTCCGGAAATATATAAAAAAATAGCAAATAATAAGTCGAAAAGTTTACAATCTATGTTTAACAATATAGAAGTAATATTATCTTAAATTAATAAATGGAGAAATCAAATGAAAAAAAATAATAAAGTGGATAGTCAAAGCAATAGTAAAGTCATGTCTTCTGTTGCTTCTACGATTGATTTTATAAAAGAACAAATTGTTACAGATTTGATGATGGCAAAGAGCTCTGGGATGATTGATTATAGTAATGAAGATTTGCAGAAGATTGCAAGAATTGTCAATACTAGTATTGGAAACTCATTTGTAAAAGCGTCAAGTCAAATTGAAAATACTTTAAAGCGCTAATAATTGTGGAAACAATCAAACATCTAATAGAATGTCACTGTATACTTCCTATTTTTAAAAACAGGACTCCGGTAATTTATCACAAGTTTGCAGTTTTTAGCAAGATTGACAAAAACGATAAAGTAATACCCAAATACGTCAATTGTAATAATTGTGGTGTAGTTCATTTTGTAACTGAAATATGCAAATCTGATATTAAAATTGGAAAAGAAGATATTGGATCGATTAGAACAAAAGAAGACATTAAACTAAGCCTTCCTGAGAAAATTATAAACGTCCTTGATGGAAGCAATTGCACTGTCGACCTGTATGAAGAAACTGAGTTTATATTAGAAAATCAAACATTTCCACGAGAATTAATACTAAAAAGAGAAATAATCAATGAAGAACATCATTTAAAAATATTAGAAATTAAAGATAATAATAATTTTAAAATTAAATCAGAAACAATATCTACGATAATAAAATAGAGGTCAGTATGAGCTACTCAGTAAAATTAGAAAAACTAGCTAGAGAAAAACAAAAGTCTAGAGACATTGTAAAGGAAGTTTTAAAGTTTGGTGTAACAGAAGACCAAAAATTTGATATTATTCACGGAATACTATTGTCCCTAGAAAATAATGAAGCAATTAAAGAAATTAATTTAGTTTTAAAAAAATACAGAGAAACTATTAACAAAGACGAAGATAAAGATAATAATTTAAAAGGCAATAATCCAAAAAGGATCATATTAGACTAATTTCAAAAAGGAGAAGATTATGTCACTTAACGAAGATTTAATGAGTCAATTTGAAGAGCTTAAAGTTCTAATTGAAACTTTGCAAACAGATGTTGTAAAAAATGCACAAGGAAATAAATCAGCAGGTGTTAGAGCAAGAAAAGGTTTGCGACATGCTAAAAAATTAGCGTCAGAGATTGTAAAAAAATCAATTGATGCTGATAAAAAATAGTATGTAAATAAATACATTTTGTAATCATGAAAGAGATGCAATGCATCTCTTTTTTATATTTTAATTTTATCTTTTAGCTTTTTGATTGCAATTTTTTCAATTTGACAAATTCTCATTCTTGTAACTTTAAATAGATCACCTATGTCTTGAAGTGTAAACTTATCCTCAGCTTCATTATTTTCTCTAATTAAATTGATACAACAATTATTAGACGATTCTTTGTTTATCCAATACCGACAATTTTTACGTTCACATTTTTTTTGACAATTTTTGTTGAATTCGTAACATTTCATATTAAACTAATCCTCACTTAATAATTAGAATTATACATCAATCGTATATAAATTAACAAAAGGATTAAGATGAAAGATAGAAAAATATTCATTATTGATACAAGCGTTTTGCTTTATGATAAAAACTCAATTCACTCATTTCCAGAAAATGATTTATTAATTCCTCTAGTTGTCTTAGACGAATTAGACATGTTTAAGGATAAAAAGGGTTTAATAGGAGAAAACGCAAGATATGTCAATAGATTTTTAGACGACTTAAGATCAAAAGGAAACTTGCATCAAGGTGTAAAGTTAGACAATGGACAGACAATTAAAGTTGCATTAAACGGATTTAATAAAGTTCCTGTTGGTCTAGATCCTAATTATGCAGATAATAAAATGTTGTCTCTTGCTTTAAATCTACAACAAACAGTTGATAATCAAAGAATTGTATTAATAACAAAAGATATTAACTTTAGAGTTAAATGTGATTCCCTAGGAATACAATCTGAAGACTACTATAAAGATAAAGTTCTCTTAGACGACGAAGAGGTCTTTAAAGGATATTTTGAAATAGAAACGCACGACGTGTTTTTAATTGATGATTTATATGACTATGTAAGTGATAAAAACGCAAATAAAGATGAAGATACATTAGAAGAGTTTTTGCAATTATGTCAAGAAGAACTTGGTAGAAAACCTTATGAAAATGAATTTTTTTGTGTCAAAGCAGAGCCGTCTAAGTCTTTTTTAGGATGCTTTGAAAAAGGTGATATTGTTAAAGTTTACCAATCTTCTGAATTCTTTGATGCATTTTCCAGAATGGGAATCAAAGCAAAAAACAGAGAGCAACTTTTTGCACTAAATGCTCTTTTGGACCCGTCTTTACCATTAATATCAATTTCCGGTCTGGCGGGTAGTGGTAAAACATTTATCGCATTAATGGCAGCGTACGCACTCGTGCAAGAAGGGTATTATAATAGAATTGTTTTTACAAGAAACGTGCAGCCTGTAGGGCGGGATATAGGATTTTTACCAGGGACAGCCGATGACAAAATGAACCCATGGATTGCTCCAATTATGGATAATTTTAGAGTAGGTCTAAACGATACTAATCTTTCGTTGTTTAAAACTTTAAAAGAGCAAGGTGTGATTGAAATTGCGCCATTAACATTTATTAGAGGTAGAACTTTCAATGACAGTATTCTTATTATGGATGAGGCACAAAACGCTACTATACATGAATTAAAAACTGTAATCACAAGAATGGGAGAAAACTCTAAGATTATTTTATTAGGAGATGTAGACCAGATCGACACGCCTTATATCGATGCATTATCAAATGGTCTTACTATAGTTTCAGAAAAGTTTAAAAGCGAAAATTGTGCTGCTCACATCGCATTAAAAAGAGGTGAAAGATCTCATTTATCAGCAGTTGCTGCAAGGATTATATAAAAATGGCAAATGTTAAAAAACAAGATAAAAATAGATTTAGAAAAATATATTCATTTATTAGACGAAAGCCTAGTAATGAGTTTATTTCAACAGGTAACAGTATAATTGAAAGCGTAGAGTTGGATTTTTCTAGCTCTACGTCTGAATCTTATACATTTATAGAGACATATTCTACTAATCCAACAGTTGTTGTGGGATCTGCTTCTGCAGTTGATTCCGGAATTAATATTTTTGTGGATTCACTATCAACAACTTCAGTAACAGTAAATGCTAGTTCTTCATTTACAGGAACAGTTAGTTTACTAGTAATACAATAAAAAGTTTACTTATAGCAACCTGAGCAGTAGAATTATATGCATTGGAGGTAATGCATATGTTATCTAATTTTACTGATTCTGATATTGTTTTTGTAGCTGATTTATTTTTAGAAGAGTACGGTGGTGGTGCAGAAAGATCTACAGAAGCTTTATTTGAAACGTCACCTTACAAAACATGTAAGATTAAGTCATCTGAAATCACACAGGAATTAATTCAGCAAGGTACACAAAAATTTTGGGTATTTTTTAATTATAGAGGAATGAACCATGATTTAATTCCGCTAATTGTTGGAAATTGTCACTATGCAATAGTTGAATATGACTATAAGTTCTGTCAATACAGATCGATTGATTTGCACAAAAAAGAAACTGGTAAGAATTGTGACTGCCACGAATCCCAACTAGGAAAAATTATTACCGCTTTTTTGCACGGATCTGAGCATATATTTTGGATGTCCAAAAAACAATCAGAAATATACCATGAAAGATTTCCATTTTTAAAAGAAAACAATCAGACAGTTTTAAGCTCTGTTTTTTCTTTGTCTGATTTAGAATATATAGAAAGACTTAAGAATGCTAGAAATAAAAATGGACATGCAAAAAATCACTGGGGAGTCATTGATGGAAATAGTTGGATTAAAGGTGTGGCAGAAAGTTGCCAATCTGTTAGATCTGCTTTTCCGGAAAGTACTGTAGAAATACTTGCAGGCTTACCCTATTATGATTTATTAAAGAAACTATCAGAGTTTCACGGTTTGTCATTTCAACCACTTGGCGGTGATACATGTCCCAGGACAGTTATTGAAGCCAAGCTTTTAGGTCTTCAGTTATTAACAAATAAAAATGTCCAACATTTAAGTGAAGACTGGTTCTCCGGAGAACAAGATGAGATTGAATCTTACTTGCTAGAAAGACCACAAATATTTTGGAACATTATTGAAGAATTTTTAAACAGAAAAATTATTTTAAGCGGATATACAACAACAAAAAATGTAATTGAAAATGATTATCCTTGGGAAGCGTCTATAACTTCATTGTTAGGTTTTTGCGACGAAGTAATTATTGTTGATGGCGGTTCAACTGACGGTACATGGGAAAAGATTTTAGAATGGTCAAAAAAAGAAGAAAAAATTAGACCATACCAAGTTAAGCGAGACTGGAGCAATTATAGACATGCACTTTATGACGGTCAACAAAAAGCTGTAGCGAGATCGCTTTGTAAAGGAGACTGGTGCTGGCAGTCTGATGTTGATGAAATTGTTCATGAAAAAGATTATCACAAAATTAAAACCCTAGCACGTCAAATACCAAAATCAGTCAAAGTAGTTTGTTTGCCTGTTATTGATTATTGGGGAAAAGACAATAAAGTTAGATTGGATGTTCACCCATGGAAGTGGAGACTGACAAGAAATGATACACATATTACTCATGACATACCAGCTAGTCACAGAAGATATGACAAAAACGGAAATGTATATTCAATAGGGTCTGATGGCTGTGACTATGTAAATACAGATTCATATCAGCCTATTCCTAATATGAACTTTTACACACCTCAACATGATCAGATAAGAATTCAATTATTAAATGATGAGGAATTTAGAAATAGCAACTTAGAAAAATACTCAAACTATATTAATTCAGCGATTAATGAACTTCCTACTGTCTATCATTATTCTTGGTTTGATATTAAAAGAAAAATATATAACTATAGAGACTTTTGGAGTAAGTTTCATGCTAGCCTTTACAATAAAGAAGTTGAAGATACACCTGAAAATAATAAGTTTTTTAATAAAAAATGGTCAGAAGTATCAGAAAAAGAAATTGTAAATATTGCAAAAACGCTTAATGATAAATTTGGGGGATGGATATTTCATAATCGTCTTGACATAACAAAACCTACACCGTGGTATTATATAAGCGTTAATCATCCCCAAGTGATAAAAAGTTGGATACAGGAGAGAAAATAAATGGAAACAACAGAAAATTTATTTCAAGTATTTTCACAAATTTTTATTCAAAGTCAACAGTCATTTAATAAGTGCGACGTAGAACTAAGAACAAAATGCAGAACACTATCAGAAAAGCTAAACAAACTTGTAGAAGAATTGGAAAGGGATGCATTTACAGCAGACCTGACAATTATCTCTACTCTTGAAGAAGACACACTACATATTTTAAGAAGCGCTTCTGAAATAGAGTCTAGAAGAGACATGATTAAAGAATCTGTAAGATCTTTGCAAGATTCAACCCAGGCAAAAATTTCAAGGAGAAAATAATGAGAAATTATGTAAACTTTATCTCACCAACTTATAATGCTTCTTACCACCTCAGGGATCTATACGATTCTTTAAAAGAACAAACTAATCCTAATTGGAATTGGATTATTTTAAATGACATGTCGACAGATGATACTCTTAAAATTGCAAAAGAAATAGAAGAAGAAGATAAATTAGAAAGAGTAACTGTAATAGATCATAAAGATAAGAAGCATGCACTAAAAGGTATTTATGATTATTTGAAAGATTATAATGATTTTTCTGAACAAATTATAGCAATTGTTGATGGTGACGATGCACTATGCAATGAAAATACAGTTGATATTATCTTAAAAGAATATGAAAAAAACCCTGATCTAGATGCTTTATGGACAGCACATTCTTGGGATATTAACGGAATGAATATTTCTCGTGAACTTCCTGGAAATCTAAACCCATACCAGTATCCGTGGGTTTCATCTCATCTTAAGACTTTCAAAGTTAATGTTTTTAAAAAAATATCTTCTAAAAACTTTAGAGATCTAGATGGAAATTGGTTTGAAAGAGGCTATGATCAAGCATTATATTTACCTATCTTACATGTAGCAAAAAAAAGAAAATTCTTAAATGAAATATGCTATTTGTATAGAATTAATTCAAACAGTCTTAAAGTCAGACCGCTAAAAGAGAAAAATCAGTTAGATACAATCAGACTAGTAAGAGCAAGAGGTTATGTAAAATGAAAAAAGTAGAAAAACCTTGGGGTTACGAAGAGATATGGGCACAGACTGACAAGTATCTAGGTAAAATACTGACGATTCTTCCAGGTCACAGATTAAGTCTCCAATACCACGAAGAAAAAGAAGAAACAATATATGTTTTAGAAGGGAAATTAATAGTATGGACGTCTGAAGATGATACAGGAAAGTTTATTTTTAATAAAGGTACAGTTTACCATGTCAAACCTGGGCAAGTTCATAGATTTGGTGCCCCAAAAGGAAATGAATTGACTAGATTGATAGAAGTTAGCTCACCTGAAATAGATGATGTAATTAGACTAGCAGACGATTATAAAAGATGAAAATATTTACACACAACTTTAATCCTAATTCCAATAGCGGGCCAAACAAATTTACTAGAACTTTATTTAGTCATTTAATAAATCACAAAGATGTAACAATATCAAATCAAGAAGAAGCTGACGTTGAATTCTGTGTTATCCAACAGCAAGTACATAAGGTTAAACCTATGGTACTTAGATTAGATGGTATATACTTTAATTCTGAACAGGATTTTAAACAACAAAATGCCCCTATAAAGTTTGCTTATGATAATGCAGATGCAGTTGTATTTCAGTCAAACTTTAATAAGAAACTAACTGAATCTTGGTTTGGGCCCCATAGAAACGGTCATGTGATTCATAACGCTGCTGACCCTAGCTTTATTAATCATCCGCTTATAATTGAAGGTTATAAGAATACTAATTGGCCATGGCCTTCTGAAAAAGAAGTCTGGTGTTCAGCAGCTTCTTGGCGACCTCATAAAAGACTGAAAGATAATGTAAGATATTTTTTAGAATTTGCACCGAAAGAAGCAGTATTTGCCATAGCAGGAAGCCTTCACATGGATGAAGTAAAAGAATATTTGGCAATGAGCAAAAGAATTTATTACTTAGGTGAATTAAGTTATCAAAATTTAGTTTGCCTCTACCAGCGATCTTCTACATTTGTTCATTTAGCTTACCTAGATCATTGTCCAAACGTAGTTATCGATGCTCAAGCTGCCGGCTGCAGAATTATTTGTTCATCTACTGGTGGAACTCACGAGGTAATTGACAACGGTATTATGATTTTAGAAGATGAATGGGACTTTAAACCATGTGCTCTTTATAAGCCACCTCAAATGGATTTTAGCAAAGTAAAAGAAATAGCTGTTCATAGAGACTTTAGAGATAGAAAAACCGGTAAAAAAGTATCACGTTTTGTACAATGCGCAAATTCATATTACAATATTTTAAAAGAGGTCATTAATGAATAGAAGTATAAATATAATTTCGTCTAGAAAAAAATGTTTACCACACTGCCTACGTTCTCTTTGGGAAAATTTTAATAAAAATAAAAATTACGACGTTAATGTATACTATTTTGATAATATCTACGATGATGAAAATTTTAGGGATATAAACAATAGCTATGGACAAAAAATAAATTTTATCAATATTGATTATAAAACACCATCTTTCTTAAAGGAAGAAGAATTATTTTACAATAGAAATGATATCCAATACGCTAGATCTTTTGGAATTAGAAGAAAAGGTTATCTACATATGTGCAACTTTACTAGCAACATGTATGGTTATCCTAATACTTCACTAGAAAAATACGATATGATAATGACACACGATGATGAATCGGGATATGACAAAATAATGGAAGAAGATCCATTCGAAGTAATGTCAAGAAGAGATGAATCTATAGGTGCATTCAAAGTAGGTAAAAGACTTAAAAACGGACGTCCGCATCAAGGTCATCTAGACACTAGAATTGGATTATGGGATTTTACAAAAAAATTCCTACTTGACAATGACATAAAACCTAAAAATATCGAACTCAATGCTCTACTTAATGATAAAAACGCAGATTGGAATTTTCATTTTTTGGACTGGTGTGACACATATGTAATAAAAACTGAAGTTTTTGAAACAGATATTTGGAAAAAATGGATTAAAGCAGTTAATGAAAATGGTGGAATATACAAGTATCGATGGGGTGACAATGAAATTATCTCAATTTTTGCAAACATCATACAAGAAAAAATAGTTGATTTAAATTATGTCGAAACAGGATATCACAATCAAGGTAAGTTTAGATCAATGCAAGATATAGCACCAGGCGTAAAAGATGCTAGAAGATAAAAAAATAAAAATACTTTACGTAGATCCTGTTGTAGGAACTGAAACCGCAAAAAAATATCCATACTATATAGGTTTGTTGAACGGACTAATTTTAAAAGAAAACGTAGACTTAAAAATATTCAGAGGCTTACCTTTAGACTTAGATAAACTGATTTTTGATTCTAATTTCAAACCAGACTTTGTATTTTTTGGTCTAGGTTGGTTTGGTCATTATAAATACTTTGAAGAAATAAAAAATGATAGCAATATTCCTTTAATAGTTACGATTTTTAAACCTCAAAATGATCTTAAAAATAAGATTAGTTTTTGTAAAAGAAACAAAGTCAAAGCAATATTGACTCCCGCCCCTATATTAGAAGAAACAAAAAAAGAAACAGGAATAAAAACTTTTTTATTTGAATATGGAAGTTACTCTGAGGTATTTTCTAAATTTCACAATGAAGACAAAAAATATGATATTGGTTTTACAGGAGCAATGCATGAATCTAAGTTATATCCTGAAGGCAATTTCAAAAATAAAAACATCAGATTTAAAATCAAAGAAAAAATTGAAAAATTAGAAGCAAAATGTTTGTGGAAAGGAACAGATAGTTTTAATGATTCAAGAGTTCATGATTATTTTGATTACGCCAAGACAATAAATTCGTCAAAGATATGGTTGGCAACTTTAGCTAGTCATGGAGACGTCACTCCTAGGTACTATGAAGTTATGGCGTCAAAAACTTTACTTTTTTGTGAAGAACCTTATGATTGCTATAAAGACATTTTGAAAGATAATCAAAACTGTGTGTTTTTTAAATCGGATATGTCAGATTTTGATTCAAAAATTGATTTTTACCTAAATAACGAAAAAGAAAGAGAAAGAATTATAAAGCAAGCAAACAAAGACGCTTTTGAAATAAACGACTGGTCAGTCAAAGCTGATAAGTTAATTAAAATATTGGAGAGTTTAAATGACTGACTTAAATAAAAAATACTTTAAGGAAAATCTAAAACTAATTGAAATAGAAACTTTTTCATTTTGTAATAGAAAATGTTGGTTTTGCCCAAACTCTTTTGTTGACAGAATATCTTTTAACAAAGTTATGTCTGAAGAAACTTACCTAAATCTCTTAGACCAGTTAGCAGAAATAAATTTTGACGGAGAATTAACATATAGTAGATATAATGAGCCTTTAGCAAAAAAAGAGATCATATTGAAAAGAATATCGCAAGCTAGAGAAAAATTACCAAATGCTACTTTAAGAACAAATACAAATGGTGATTATATTAATAGAGAATATGTGGAAGAGTTAATAGACGCAGGATTAAATCAATTGTGGATACAACAATACCTTGCTAATCATGAGAGGTATGACCATGAAAAAATGAGATCAAGAGCAGAAAAAAAGATTAAAAAATTAGGATTGCCTGCTAAAGTAATAACAGACATACCTGAATGTAAATTAGAATATGATCTTTCACACAGAGGGACAACAATTCATATTAGATCAAGAAATTTTGAACTTGATGGTTCGAGTAGGGGAGAAACTGTACCAATAGCAGGAGATTACGTTAGGACTCAAAGATGCATGCAAGTTTTTAATAACATGTATATAGACTACAATGGCCAGGTAATGGTTTGTTGTGCTTTAAGATCAGATGTAAAGGGACAAGAATCTGGAATCATGGGTAACATTGCAGATGATAAATTATGGAATATATTTAGCAATGAAAAATATAATCCGTGGAGAAAGCATCATGAGAAAGATGGCCCCAAAGAAGGTTTTTGCAAAACCTGCAGAGACAGCGTCAAGCCTTCTTACGAACACTAGGGATAAAAAAATGAACAAAATAGCAGTTTTAGTAACAGGACAATTAAGAGACTATCAAGTAAATGTTTTAAACCATATTGAACATTTAATTAAACCAAATAATGCAGATGTTTTTGTATATGCATGCACAAGAAATACTATGCATTCTTTAGGGCCAAATGTCACGCAATCTTATATTACAACTAACAATATTGAAAAAGACAGTCTTATTAAAGAATGCAAAGAACTTTATGGTGGATTTTTAAAAGAAATAGAAATTAACGAAAATGAAAAAAATCCGCATAATTTATATCCTCCAAAAACTTTAGGACATTATAGAGAAGGTATGCTTAATCAGTTAAGAAACGTTAAGCGAGGATATGAAATGTGCAAAAAATATGGTCAGGATAAAGGATTTGAATATGATTTGATTATTCGACTTCGTCCTGACAATTGTGTTTTTATGAACAAAGTTGAATTGCTTAATTTTGACGTAGCAAAAAACACAATTTATTCATCAATGTTTTATACGGGCCACCGTGATCCATGCTTTTTTTCAATGGGAGAACCTGAATCTTTTTTCAAATATTGTTCGTATGAACATTTAATTAATGAAGATCCTAATAGAACTGATGACAATTTTCTTTCTTTTGAGGCAGGAATTGAACAAGATTTACGTTCAAAAAAAGTCAATCATTATTACATAAAAGGTATATGCCAACCTTTTTATGACTACTATAAAAAAGAAATTAATGAATTTCCATACAGAGATGAAAGTAAATTTTTAATTCATCACGATGGTTCATTTATCGATCAAAAAAATTTAACTATAAAGAGGTAATGTTATGAGTATTAAAATACACAAAGAAATTGAAAGCTTTCAAAAAATATGGGTAGGAGGTTTTTGTAGGTCCAAAATGGGGTGGGAACAATCTGTATTGGCAGAAAAAAATGGAAACGGTAGAGATATTGAAAATATAGCTAAGCTTTTAATCAAAAACTACGCAGACAGTTCAAAAACATGTTTAGAAATAGGTACAGATGGTGGTGTTTGGATGACACAAATGACTGATTTTGGAAGATTAATAGGTCTAGATGTTAGAAATGAATTTAAAACAAATTTCTGGAATAATTTAGAAAACTGGTTGTTCAGCAAGGATCTTTTTAAAAAAGAAAACGTATCATTTTTTGTAAATGATAATCAAATGAGTTGTAAAATGTTAAAAGACAATTCAATAGATCATGTTTTTTCTTTTGATGTTTTTTGTCATATATCTTATGAAGCTACAGAGCTTTACTTAAAAAATTTACATAAAAAGCTCAAGCAGGGTGCAAATTTATTTATTATGATAGCTGATCCAGAAAAATATCCAGCTGATCAAAGGCACAGAATGATGCAAGCTAGATATCGCCCGGACGGCCCGTATAATACATGGGAAGATGTTGCAGCCGATTTTGATGGAGAGCCTTATCCAGGAAGGTGGTATTTCTATGGGATAGAAAGATTTAAAATAATTTTAGAAAAATACGGATATAAAGTTATAAGTGAAGACGTAGCTAAAGATCTAGACCCCTTTTGCCCAATTGTTCATTTTGTAAAAGTGTAAATCAAATGGTAATAAGTAGATTAACTAATGGTTTTGGAAATAATTTATTCCAATGCGTAGCTGGTAAGATCTTATCAGAGCACCATGGTGTACCTCATTATTTTTTTCCTGAGAGCGAAGAATATCAATGTACAAAATTTTTGGAAGAGCTCGGTTTTAAAAAGTTCAAAGGTAAAGAAATAAAGAATTCTGTTTTTGTTAATGAAAATGATTATTCTTTTGCATTTAAAAATGATTATAAGGATTTTAACATCATTCTTTCAGGATATTTTGAGGATTATCGATATTTTAAACCTAATAGAGATTTTATAAAAAATTGGTTCCCTGATGTTGAAAATAAAAATAAAAATGATTTAGTTTTCCATTTTAGAACAGGGGATAGGCTTTTTTATAAAAATGAATTTAACTCAAAACCCAGCCCGGACAAAATAAAAAAAGCTATCGATTCTTTTAAGTTTGACAGACTTTACATCGTGACTGACATGTATGATTGGAAAAGGCATACGCCTGATTCATTAAGTAATTTAAAGTTTCATATAAAAGTAGACGCGTCAAAAAGCGTTTGTAATAAAACAGCAGTCGATTATTTTAATAATTGCTTCGATATGTTAAGCGACTACAAACCAATTGTAAGAAATAAAAATGTTTTAGAAGATTTTAATTTTATACGAAGTTTTGATAAAATTTTATTTCAGCACGGTACAATGTCTTGGTGGGCAGCTTTTCTTAGCAATGCTTCTAAGGTAGGAGTTTATGGTCCATGGCGTCCTTGGAAAGGTACATCAAATAAAAATTTAAGCAATATTTACTTACCAGGATGGTTTAAATGGGAATAGATTTTAGAATTAAAAATAATAATTCAAATAAAATATTTTATTTTACACATCAAGGACTAGGTGACCTTATTTCGTGCTCGAGTATAGTCAATTATATTTGTGAGAAATATAAAGATCATACAATTTATATTCTTTGTGATTCTCAAAAAAAATATAATACAATTCATAATCTATTTAAATTTAAAAATGTCGAACTATTTATACCTGAAAAATGGAAGTCTAAATTAGGGTGTAATGTAGACGGTTCTGTTGAATACATAAAAAAAGTTGCAAAAGAAAACAACGCCTCATTAATTGTTTCTGGGTGTGATAGATATACTAATGATCAAAAAAAATATTGGGATTATAGTTTTTATGAGAGTATATCCTTGAATTATGATATAAAATACGAGTATTTTTTTATTAATTATGATAAAGACAAAAGAGAGCGATCATTTAATGAAATAACAGAAGGTATACCATACATATTTGTTCATGATGATCCATCTAGGGGCAGAAACATTAATTTTAAAAATAAAAATAGCCTTAAAGTTGTTAAAAACGATATGAATTATACTGTTTTTGACTATATAGACGTTATTAAAAATGCAAAAGAATGCCACATGATGGGATCATCTTTACTATGTTTAATAGACTTTTTTGAATTAGATTTTGAAAATTGTAATTATTATTTTTATGATTTTAGAGGAAGTAACGTAAATTTTAAAGGAAAAGAAAGATGGATCCAGGTAAAATTAAAATAGCCTTTTTAACAAACAAGTCAGACTTTGGTAGAAAAGGACATGAGGTTTTTATAAATGAAGGATTTGATATTGTATTTTCATCTTTTGGTGAAAATCATTTATTTGAAAAAATTAAAAAGCATAAGTTTGATTATTTAGTTTCATTCTGTTATCCCTACCGGGTTTCTAAAGACATTTTAAAACTAGCTGATAAAACCAACATTAATTTTCATCCAGCACCTCTGCCATACTATAGAGGCTTTGCAGTTTACAATTTTGGCATAATGAATGAAGAAAGTACATGGGGCACAACTGCACATATAATGGAAGAAAAGTTTGATACTGGTGATATAGTTTTTTCAAATACATTTGAAATATGTAAAGAAACTGAAACTGCTTTTTCCTTGAGACAAAAAAGCAGAGAAAAGCTTTTTGACCTTTTAAAAGAATTTGTTAATGTTCTTAAAAAAGATATACCTGTTAAGAAAATAAAGCAAACTGGCCAAAGTAAATATTTTTCTAAAAAAATGCTTAATGAGACTAGGATAATTCAAGAAAAAGATTCACATGCAGTAATTGATAAAAAAATTAGAGCATTTTGGTGCCCACCACACCCTGGCGCAGCAATTAACATTAATGGAAAAGAGTATATAATAATTAATAATCAAATAATAAAACAGAGGTAAAAATGGCTGATACACTAGGTGGTCTTATTGACAAGCTAATAACTATTGATATGAAAATGTGGAACAATCAAGAATTTCTTTATGAAGTTAGAAGGTTGTCTTTTGAAGAGTTTAAACAAAAATACACAGACGGAGAATCAAAGCAGTCTGATTTGTTTGATTCTATTAAAAAATGTTGCGATCTTAATGTCCAAAGAAATCAACTGATAGATGAAGTTGACGAAAAGATTATTGAAATGATTAAAGAGGCCCTGTCAGGTAATGATTTAGATGCAGGAAAGTTTATTCAAAGAAAACATAAAACATACTAATATGATTAATATTTACGATCCTTATTTGACCAAGTCGTCACGAAAGTATCTAATAGATGCATATGATTCCACGTGGATATCTAGTCAAGGTGAATATAAAAACAAATCAGAGAAATTGATTTCTAAATTATTGGGTGTGGACAAAGAAAAACTATTTTTATGTAGTAATGGAACAGCTGCAACACATTTATGTGCAATTGCGCTAAGATATAAATTCCCCAATATAAAAAGAATATTAGTACCTAACAATGTTTATGTTGCGGCTTGGAATGCATTTATTATGAATCCTGTGTTTGAATTAGTGCCTATAAAAACAGATATATCAACTTGGAATATTGATATGAATGACTTAAAAAATAAAATTAAAAAAGATGATGCAGTACTTATTGTTCATAATGTAGGTAACGTAATCAATGTTCCTAAATTAAAAAGATTATATCCAAAAAATATTTTTATTGAAGATAATTGTGAAGGTTTATTTGGGAAATATGAAAACAAGCCTACCGGTACTGCATCATTTTGTAGTTCTTTTTCTTTTTTTGGTAATAAGTCGATTACTTCCGGAGAAGGAGGGTTATTTTTCTGTAATGATATTGAAACACTTCGTTATGTTAAGAAAGTTCATGGCCAAGGTATGTCTCAAAAAAGATATGTTCATGATGTATTAGGTTACAACTATAGAATGACAAATTTACAAGCAGCGATTCTTTTAGGGCAACTTGAAGATCACAAAGAAATATTAGAAAAAAAATCTTTAATATGGGAAAGGTACACAAACAATCTTAAAAATGAAAAAAATATCTTATTGCAAAAATCTGACAATGATACAGAATCAGCAAAATGGTTATATTCTTGTAGAATAGTTAAAAAAGATTTTAAATCTATTAATGATTTTATGACATCAGAAAATATAGAAATTAGACCTATGTTTTATCCAATGTCAACACATAATCATTTAAAAAAATATGCAAATATCAGAGAAGAAACAACTGCAAAAATTATCAACAAAGAATGCTTAATGTTACCTTCTCATCCAAAGATTCCTCTTGATACAATAGACTTCATTAGTGAAAAATTAATTAAACACTCTAGAGAAAAAAATGAGCACTAAGTTAATAATATTTGATTTAGATGGGGTTTTAATTGATGCGTGCGAATGGCACTATCAATCTTTAAATGATGCTTTATCTGAAATATGTAATTATAAAATATCTAGAAAAGACCATGAAAACATTTTTAACGGGATTCCAACAAAAAAAAAGCTAGATATATTATCTGAACAAAATATATTAAAGAAAATTGACCATGGTTTAGTTTTTACAAAAAAGCAAGAGTATACTATAGATAAAATTAGAAACTATGCTGATTTAGATGTAGATAAAATTGAAATGATAAAATTGCTTAAGAAGCAAGGACACATCGTTGCATGTTTTACAAATAGTATTGAAAAAACAGCACACTTAATGCTCAAAAAAATAGGTGTGTTTGAATTATTAGACTTGATTATTACAAATCAAGATGTTAAAAATAGTAAACCTTCTCCTGAAGGTTACTTTATGGTAATTAATGAGTTTAATATACCTATTGAAGATGTTATAATTATTGAGGATTCTCCTAAAGGATTAGAAGCAGCTTATAAAACAGGGGCTAATGTAATTCCAGTAATAAATGCAACACAAGTTAACTATAGTTTAGTAAAGGATGAAATATGAAAGTTTTAATTCCCATGGCAGGAGAAGGAAGTCGTTTTTTAAATGAAGGATATGTCTTTCCAAAACCTTTAATTAATGTCAATGGTAAGCCAATGATTCAAACTGTTGTTGAAAATTTAAGTTTTGATTGTGAATATATATTTTTAATTAGAAAATCACACTTAGAAAATTACAAAGGTTTAGTTGATACTTTAGAGCAAATTACTAACGGTAAATACAAATACGTAATAGTTGATAAATTAACAGAAGGAGCTGCGTGTACTGCATTGTTAGCAAAAAAATATATTGATAATGATGAAGATCTTTTAATAGCAAATTCAGATCAATACATTGATTTTAGTCCTGAAAATTTTAAATATTTAAAAAATATGACAACCGTTGATAGTATTGTTTTCGCATTTAACGATGTACATCCAAAATGGTCTTTTGTAAGAGTTGACAAACAAGGATATGTAATTGATGTAAAAGAGAAAAAGCCAATATCAAATATAGCAACATGCGGTATCTATTGGTATAGACGAGGTTCTGACTTTGTAAAATATGCTGAAAGTATGATAGAAAAAAATATTAGGGTTAATAATGAATTTTATATTGCTCCAGTGTATAATGAGCTTATAAATGACAATAAGACACTTATACCCTTTTATGTACATAAAATGTGGGGATTAGGAACACCCGAAGACTTAAAAATATTTCTAAACAATCAAAAAAAATAATAAAATGAAAATAATATCACATAGAGGCAATCTAGAAGGTCAAGACACAACAAAAGAAAATAAACCGTCTCATATAAAACAAGTAATTGAAAAAGGTTTTGAGGTAGAAATTGATGTATGGTATGTAGACAATAAATTTTATCTAGGGCATGATATGCCTACATATGTGATAAATAAGGACTTTTTTGATAAAAATATGTGGATCCACTGTAAGAATATTGGCGCTGTTGAACAATTAAAGTCAACAAAGTTAAATTGGTTTTGGCATGAAGAAGATCAAATAACTATAACTAGTCTTGGCTATATATGGTGTTTTCCGGGAACATATGTCGATAAAGGAATAACAGTTGTCTTAGGAAAGAAAAAGAAAATCAATAAAAGAATTTTAGGTGTCTGCACTGATTACCCTAAAGACTGGATGGAGTAAAAATGAAAAAAGATTTTTTAATAATTAGTAATAAAAAAAGTAGGGCGGCAAATAACGTTTTTGATCAATTTAAAAAAGATTTCAATACTGACATTTTGTTTATCTCAGATATAGGAAACTATAACCCACACAACAAAGAATATAAAAATATTATACTTTGTTCGGGAGGATTTAATCAAGCTTGCTTTGATTTAATGGAAGATAACTTTAAAGAGAGTTTTTTAATTCAACATGACACGACTGATAGCGAAGATGTTCAAAAATTTTTACCTAATAGAATTCCTAATCTTATTTTTCAAAGAGAGTTAACAAATAACACGAAAAATATATTTCCAAATGTACCTATTGAACCGGTTCATTTTGCAATTAATAGCATATATGATGAAGCATATCAAAACAAGGATATTGATGTTAGTATGATGCTGACAATGACCAATCCTAGAAGAGCACCTTTTGTTGAACATGCTTTAAAAATAGCGAAAGATAAATTGTCACACTTAAATTGGCATATCAAAATAACACCTCAGTCTGTACACACACCAAACATTTATAAACAAGTCTGTAATCGATCAAAAATCGGACTACATTATTTTGGCAATTCTTATGATTCAATAAGAATATGGGAGTTAGCTAGTACGAAAACTGCAATTATTATGCCAAAACTCAGACTTAAGTCGACAATGAATGATCATATGCCTTTTAATCATTATCAAGAAATTAATGATAATTTTTTAGATTTAGAAGAAAAGATAATTCACCTTCTTGAAAATAATAGGTGGAAAAGTCTAGCAGAAAAAAGCTTCAATGACTATAATGAAAATCATAATCCAGCAAAATGTTATGAAAAATATTGTGAAGTTCTGAAAAGACATGATGTTATTTAAGGATTAGTAGATATGAAAATATTAGTCACCGGCGGCACCGGAATGGTAGGGTCAGCTTTTAAAGCAATAAAAACAAAACATGAATTAATTTTGGTAGGATCCCAGGATTGCAATTTACTAAACAGCAGTGATGTTTTAAAAATGTTTAATTATCACCAACCCGATGCAGTAATCCATTTGGCAGCTAAGGTAGGTGGTGTTAAAGGTAATTCAGAATTTGTTTCTGATTACTTTTGTCAAAATATTTTGATGAATACACATGTCTTAAATTCAGCAAAAATTACAAATACTAGTAAAGTTCTTTCTTTATTATCAACATGTATATACCCAAACAATCCGGATTATCCTTTGACAGAAGATCAAATTCACAATGGTGAGCCTCACCATAGTAATTTTGGATATGCATATGCAAAAAGAATGTTGGAGGTTCATTCGAGAGCAATTAGGCAGCAATACGGATATAATTATATCACAGCTGTCCCAAACAACATTTACGGTATTAACGACAATTTTGACCTAGAAAACGGACATGTAATTCCAGCAATAATAAGAAAAATATGGGAAGCAAAAATTACAAACACGGTGCCAGTTTTTTGGGGCACTGGAAGACCTCTTCGAGAATTTACATACTCGCAAGATATAGCAAAATCATTGATGGTGTTGATAGATGATAACTATGACAGTCATGAACCAATAAATATTGGTAATACTGCAGAATTTAGCATTAAAGAAGTTGTAAATAAAATTTGTAATGTTTTATCATACCACGGTGAAGTAACTTGGGATGAAAGTAAACCAGAAGGTCAGTTTAAAAAACCTAGTTCAAACAAAAAGTTTTTGAAATTATTTCCAAATACAGAGTATACTAATCTAGATGAAGGATTAGAAAAAACTTGTAAATGGTTTGTTTCTAATTATCCTAAAATTAGAGGGTATTAAATGAAAACCGCATTAATAACAGGAATAACCGGTCAAGATGGTAGCTATTTAGCTGAATTTTTACTTGAGAAAGGTTATCGAGTAATAGGCATTAAGAGAAGAACTAGTTTAATAGCAACTCATAGAATTGATCATCTATTACATAATGACAATTTTAAACTAGTTTACGGATCGATGCATGACTCTGGGTGGATGTATGAAATCTTGACAAAGTATCAGCCTGACGAAATATATAATTTAGCTGCCCAGAGTCATGTGCGTGTAAGTTTTGATTGCCCTATAGAAACATCTGATATTGTTGCTATTGGAACGTTAAGACTTCTAGAAGCAGTCAGACTAATATGTCCAAATTCTAAATTTTATCAAGCATCTTCATCTGAAATGTTCGGTGACAATCCAGAGGCGCCTCAAAGTGAGGAAACAGCATTAATGCCTGCTAGCCCTTATGCATGTTCAAAAGTTTTTGCACATAATTTAATGAGAAATTATCGAGAAGGGTATAATATGTTTTGTTCATCAGGGATTCTTTTCAATCATGAGTCTCCTAGAAGAGGTGAAACATTTGTGACAAGAAAAATAACAATGGCAGCAGCAAAAATAAAATTAGGTTTACAAGAAAAGCTTTATTTAGGTAATTTAGATGCAAAAAGAGATTGGGGCTTTGCTGGAGACTATGTAGAAGCAATGTGGCTAATGTTGCAGCAAGATAATCCTGATGATTTTGTTATTGCAACAGGTGAAACGCATACTGTTAAAGATTTTTTAGAAGTTGTTTTTGAATATGCAGGTTTAAAAATAGAAGATTACGTTGAAATAGATCCGAGGCTATTTAGGCCTCATGAAGTTCCGTTATTACTAGGCGATGCTAGTAAAGCAAAAGAAAAGTTAGGATGGGTTCCTAAAACAAAATTTAAACAATTAGCAAAAATGATGTATGAAAAAGATTTAAAAAAAATACTAGGAGAAAAATAATGGCATACCATGGCTACCTTCCAATAATAAGTAAATATGCAGCTAATGTTAGAAAAGAAAAAGGCAGCGTAAAAATATTAGAAATCGGACTTTTATCAGGCGTTTCCTTATTCAGCATTGTTAGCAATATGAATATTCTTGGTATTGACAATTATGAATATACAGGTGTAGATATAAAACTCCAAGAAGAAATAACAATATTTAATTACTACACACTAAAACATGAGAATTGTAAAATTAATTTAATAGAAGAAGATAGTTTAAAATTTTTAAAAAATTGCAAAGAATCCTTTGATATTATTCTCATTGACGGGGATCATAATTACCCAACTGTAAAAAAAGAATGTGAGTATCTGCCCCAACTATCTCATAAAAATACGCTTTTCGTATTTGACGATTATTATGGTAAATGGTCGACAAACGACCTTTACTATAGTGAGTTAAATGATTGGAAAAATATTGATAATTTTTCAAAGTTGGAGAAAGACAATCAAAAGAAAGGTGTTAGACCAGCTGTTGATGAATTTATTAAAAACAATAATTTAAAAAGTTTTACTCTTATGAAAGGTGAGCCTATTTGCTTGATACATCAAGATAATGAGTTAATAGTAGTTTAAATAGAAAATAAATAGGGTGTTTCATGCCACAAATTGTTAGAAAAATATTTGAAGATTATGTAAAAGAAAAATTTGATTTAAAAGATTGCATTGCTGTAAACAACGGAACCAGTGCATTAATTGCTTGTACATGGTCACTAGATCTAAAACCAAATGATGAAATTATAACTACTCCTTTTACTTTTATTGCTACATCTAATTCTATTTTAATAGGCGGAGGTAAACCGGTTTTTGTTGATATTGATCCGGACACTTATCTTATTGATGCTAATAAAATTGAAGCTTCAATTACAGAAAACACAAAAGTATTATGCCTGTTCATTTGTACGGTAGAGTTTGTGACATGGAAAAAATCAATAAAATAGCAGAGAAGTATAACTTAATAGTAATTGAAGATACAGCGCAAGCTTTTGGATCGACATGTCATTGTGGTAAATATGCAGGAATGCAATCTGATGCTGGGACTTTTTCTTTCTATAAAACAAAAAATATATCAACATTTGAAGGTGGTATGATTTGTATACCGAAAAATTCAAAACTAGATGCAAAAAAGATCAGATCAATTTGCGATCAAGGACAAGATGGAAGATATAACCACGTCAATATTGGATTTAATTTTAGACTAGCCGAACCTCTGTGTTTGATGGCGTATGAACAAATGAAACTACATATGACAGGAATTAAAGCAGAGTTAGGTATTAGAGGTCCAAAACAAGGACATTATCCTAATGTTGTTTATGAACAACCAATTTATGAACAAAAAGGAATCACAGGTAATTGTCCAGTAGCTGAATCAGTTGCAAAAAAAATTAGAGAACAAAATGTATAAAGTAGGAATAATAGGTTGTGGTGCAATTTTTGGACGTCATGTCGATGTTATTAATAAAAACGAAAACTTTTCATTAATATCTGTTTGTGATATAGACACCGATAAAATTACACAGATTAAAGAAAATTTAAAAATACCAGCCTATTATAGTTACAAAAAAATGATAGAGAGTGAAGATATTAATTTTGCAGTAATTGCATCACCCAATTCTTATCATACCGATCAAGCAATATACGCTTTGGAAAACAATTGTGACGTCTTAATAGAAAAGCCTGTTGCGTTCTCAGAAAAAGATGTAAAAAAGATAGCCAGCGTTGCACAAAAAAATAACAGAAAAGCATACTGTGTTTTGCAGGTCAGATTAAATGAAACTGTTTTATTTTTGGAAAATCTTTTAAAAAACAAAACACTCGGTGATATACGTGGAGTTTCTTTAGTACAGCGATGGCAAAGACCTCTAGACTATTTTTCTGGATGGCGCAACGATCCTAAAGTTGGTGGAGGCTCGCTGTACGAGGTGGGTATACATTATATCGATATCATGCAAAAGCTATTAGGAATACCTAAGGTAGTTGCCACAAAAACTTATAAGACAAAACATGTCAATTCAAACATAGAAGACACTGTTTATTCAATTATTGATTACGGAGATTTTGGTGGAAATATTGAAGTCAACGTATCGTCAGAACCTGAGAATTTAGAATGCAGTTTAACAATTCTAGGATCTGATGGTTTTATTAAATTAGGTGGTAAGGCAATGGATAAGATTGAAAGCTTCGGATTCTTAAATAAAAGTCTAGAGTCAATTATGTCACTTCAGATAGATGCTATTAATAATAGAGATAGTAAATTCAATAATTATGGAACACATCTAGGATCTTGCCCAAATCACGCAGGGGTATACACAAACTTAGATTTGTTTGACATAGCACAAGCAAGTAATGCCGTATCAATAATTGAAGAAATATACAGCAAGTCTGAGATAAGTTACGTGTAATTTTTAATTTTTCTCTATATAATAAAATTAAGATTTTAAAAAAGAGGAATATTAAAATGAAAAAAGTAATAATGGTATCAGGAGGTTTTGACCCACCTCACATTGGTCATACAAGAATGTTTACAGAAGCAGCTGAATGGGGAGAAGTTGTTGTAGCCCTTAACTCTGATAAATGGCTAGTAAGAAAAAAAGGGTATGTTTTTATGCCATGGTCAGAAAGAGCTGAACTTATTCAACAGTTTGAATCTGTCGACAGAGTTGTGCCTTTTAACGATGATGATAATACAGCCTGTGATGCTTTAATCACAATCAAACCTGATGCATTTGCCAACGGTGGCGATCGAAAAAAAGACAACACACCTGAGATGAAGATATGCGATTCAATGAATATACAAATGCTTTGGAATATCGGTGGTAAAGAAAAACCTCAATCTTCTTCTTGGTTGGTTGATAACGCTAGACAAAAGGAAAAAGAAAGTGCAAGAAAATAATTTGTTTCCAAACGGAAAACCTCATGTTTCTTTTTCTGAAATAAAACAGTGGAAAGAGTGTAGTTACAGACATAAGCTAGCTTATATCGACAAAATTGACACATTCCAAGACAGTCCTTATCTTCATTTTGGAACAGCTGTCCACGAAGGATGCGAAAGCCTTCTGGAAGGAAAAGAAGTCGACCGTGATAAAATACTAGGGGTCATGAAAGAAAGCTGGGAGAAAGCTGGATTTGAGAACGAGGAGTGGTATTCCAAGCAGCCCGGCTGGTACAAACACGAGCCTGTCGAAACTTGGGAATCGTGGGCTAATAGCATGTGGAATGAGGTTAACGATTTTTTAGACAAGGAATTTCCTGGGTGGGAATGCTTCAAAGCCGAAGAAGAATTATATGAACCAATTGAAGATCTAGACAAACCACTAAACTTTAAAGGATTTGTTGACGGTATACTTAAAGTACCTAAGAAAAGAGGGCAAGGTCATGAATATTGGATTATTGATTGGAAAACTGCAGGCGCTTATGGGTGGCGTAGAGATAAAAAGCAAGACTTAGGTATGACAGCCCAGTTAATTCTTTATAAACATTTTTGGGCAAAGAAACACGGTATTGATTTAAAAGATGTTAGATGTGCATTTGTTTTACTTAAGCGAGGAGCAAAACCAGGAAAAGTTTGTGATATTGTAAAAGTGTCAGTTGGCCCAAAAACATACGAAAAAGGTATGAAACTAATGAGAAGTATGATAAAAACAGTTAGAAAGGGACTATTTCTTAAAAATAGAAATAGTTGTAAATTCTGTCCTTACTTTGAAACTGAACACTGCAAGTAGGTTTACTTTTTGCAATAAAAATATAATATTATCTTATAAATAAAGAGGGTTTTAAACTATGAACAAAGATAATAAACTCAAAGTGCTTGTATTGTCAGATCACGCTCTTTCAACAAGTGGAGTAGGTACACAAACAAGGCATTTAATTGAAGGCCTTTTAAAGAAAAATACATGGACTTTTAGACAGTTTGGCGCTGCACTAAAACACAATGACTATAGAACGGTAGTCGTTAATGAAGATTTTATCATTAAACCTATTGATGGATTTGGTAACCCTGATCTTATTCGTGTAACCTTAGCAACAGAAAAGCCAGATGTATTATTTATCTTTACTGATCCTAGATTTTTTACTTGGCTCTTTGACATCGAAGATGAAATTCACCAAACATGCCCGATTGTTTGGTGGCATGTTTGGGACAATTATCCTTTCCCAGAGTTTAATGACAGTTATTATCAAGCAACAGACTTGATTAACTGTCATAGTCATATGACATACACGATGCTTGAAGATAGATATCCAGATAAAACTAATTTTATTCCTCACGCTTTACCACCTGGTCTTTTTTATAAAATGCCAAAAAACAAAACTATGGAATATAAAACTTCGCTCTTAGGTGAAGACAGAAAAGATCATTTTGTAGGTATCTGGGTAAATAGAAATGCAAAAAGAAAAAGACCGGCAGACCTGTTGCATTCGTGGAAATTGTTTTTAGATAGGTTAGAGAGTAATGAAGGGCACAGGAAAGCAACATTGATCATGCATACAGAACCTCTAGATAGTGAAGGACCAAATTTATTTAAAGTTTCAGAAATGCTAGGAATACAAGACAATGTATTTTTCTCTAGAGACAGACTAGAGTTTGAAAAAATGAATGTGCTATATAATATTTCAGATTTTTGTGTCAACACTTCTTATGCAGAGGGTTTTGGTTTAGCAACTTTAGAAGCAATGTTAACTGGAACACCTATTATCGCACCAAAAACCGGAGGATTGACTAGGCAAGTTGTTGATCATAGAGATGGAACAGAAAATGGTGTTGCTTTAAATATTGACTTAAAAACGTTAGTAGGGAGTCAAAACGTACCGTATATTTACGAAGATTATGCATCGAATGAAAATTTTGCAAAAGCATTTGATACAATATACAAGTTATCACCACATCAAAAAGAAAAGCTGTCAAAAAAAGTTCTAGAATATGCTAATTCTGAATTTAACTATCAAAAAACAATTGACGACTGGCATGATACAATGTTAGACACCATTAAAAACTTTAAAAACAAAAAACATTGGAATATTCAAGAGGTTTAAAATGACGATTAAAAAAGTATTACTTAGAGCACCCCTTTTAACAAATAGTGGTTACGGAGTACATTCAAGACAAATATTTTCTTGGTTAAATTCCAGAAAAGATGTAGATCTGTCAGTTGAGTGTCTTAGCTGGGGAAGAACATCTTGGATTGTAAATGAAGACTATGAGTCAGGTCTAATTAAAAAAATAATGCAATGCAGCAAACCAGTTCAACCTGGAAGCTACGACATCACCTTTCAAGTTCAATTACCTGATGAGTGGGATAATACTTTAGGAAGAAAAAATATTGGAGTATCAGCTATTGTTGAAACAGATAAATGTCGCCCGGAATGGGTCGAACACTGCAACAAAATGGACATGATAATTGTACCTTCAACTTTTACAAAAAATGTCATTAAAAGGTCAGGATTTTTAATGAAAAAAATAGCTGTAGTTCCGGAATGGTTCGATAGCACTGTCGACAACAAAAGTGTAGTTGCCAAACAACTCAATGATGAAAGATATAAAAATATAAAAAAAGACTTTAATATTTTAATGATCGGAACACTAACTAGTCAGTTAAAAGAAGACGATAGAAAAAATTTAGAAAATTCAATTAAATGGGCTTTAGAAGAATTTAAAAACGAAAAAGATGTAGGGCTAGTAATTAAAACTAGTCTAGGAAAAGGCACGACTGCTGACAAAAAAATGTGTTTAGAACATTTAAAAAGAATACTAAGTGGTATAACAGACAAACGTCCGCCTGTTTATTTTGTTCATGGAAACATGAAGAATGAAGAAATTGCAGC